TATAATTCTTAGATGGAGGCAGGGCACCACCACATACCCCCTGTCTCCTTTTAAGGATTATATTATATGTTTTTTGGAGCAACTTCATTTGCCGCAGCCCCTTTTGCTGATCAAGGTTTTAACCCTAATGCCTTTGTTGATGTAACTGGATCTAGAATAAATGAATCTACTGGAACAGTATCGTTAGTTGGTAAAGCTAATTTTGCAGTAACAGGTAGTAGAGTTAATTTTTCTATAGGTAATACATCTGTTATAGAAGGTGTTGGTGTTATAGTTACACCAGATGGATCTAGATTAAACATTACTACAGGAGATCCAGCTGTAGTTGGAAATGCTATATTTGCAATTACAGGTAGTAGAGTTAATTTAAATACAGGAACTCCGACTTTTGCTTTTAAATATCCTGTATCTGGAAGTAGAATAAATGCAAACAGTGGTAGTCCAACAATAGTTGGAAAAGC